GCGTGCCTTACATCGATTGGATCTCGCAGGGGTTGGTAGTTGCCACACCGGGAAACGCCATCGACTACAACGCCATTCACGAAAGGGTAGCCGAACTGTGCGGCCTATACGACGTGCAGGTGGTTAACATTGATCCATGGAACGCGGAGGCGACAACTCAATATCTTCAGGGACAAGGCATCGAAGTGGCTCCGTTCGGCCAAGGGTATTCGTCGATGTCCAAGCCGGCCAAATGCCTTGAAACTATGGTGCTGAGACGCGAGCTGCGCCATGATGGAAATCTCGTGCTGCGATGGATGGCGGCTAACGCCACGGTAGTCGAGGATGGAAAAGAGAACATCATGCCGTCGAAGAAGAAGTCCACCGAAAAGATTGACGGCATCGTTGCGTTGATTATGGCTATCGGCGGTGCCATGGCGACTGACGGAGACGGAGTGTCGATTTACGAAACCCAGGGATTGGATGTGATATGAGCTACTTGAACGGTAAGTCGATCTACGTAACCGGCTGCGAAGGATTTCTTGGAACGCGGCTATGGAAGGCGCTGCCCTCCGGCGGAAAGATCGTAGGCCACCCACATTCGCGCCTCGACCTGCTGGATGAACAGGCCGCGATGCTTGCCCTAAGCCATAACTACGACATCATATTTCATCTCGCGGCCGAGGTCGGCGGCATCGGAGCGAACAAAGCCGAGCCCGGCAAATTTTTCTACACTAACATGCGTATGGGGCTGAACGTGATCGAATCGGCAAGGCTGAACAATGTTCCTCACGTTGTTCTCGTGGGCACGGTCTGTAGTTATCCGAGGCTGGCTAAACCGCCCTTTCAGCCGTGGCAGATTTTCACGGGATACCCTGAGAGGACGAACGCCCCTTACGGGATCGCCAAAGCCGCCCTCGGCGTCATGCTCCAAGCGTACCATCAGCAATACGGCATGGCCGCCACTTACGTCATACCGACAAATCTCTACGGCCCAGGCGACAACTTCGACCCGGAGCGCTCGCACGTCATACCGGCATTGATTCGCAAGTTCGACGAGGCCCTGGAATCCGATTCCGATACCGTCATACTGTGGGGTACCGGGCAGGCGACGCGCGACTTCCTTTACGTGGACGACGCGGCGGACGGGATCTTGTGTGCCGCTGAGCACTCCCGAAATGGCGTGCCGCTGAACCTGGGCAGTGGCAGCGAAATCAAGATCGCCGATCTTGCGGTGATGATCGCGGATATGATGGGATATCGCGGTCGCATCCTGTACGATTCGTCGCAGCCCGACGGCCAGCCGAGGCGCAGGGTGGACAATTGGGAGGCGAGACAGTTTGGATGGCAGTCGAAGATCAAACTGGATGATGGGCTCAATCGCACGATCACATGGTGGCGGCAGCACAGGGAAACGAATGCGTGCGTATCGGTGTAGTGGACGTGCTGGAGATTGCGGCCATCGGATTGATATCCGGCGGTGCATGGTTGGTTTCCCCGCCGCTCGGATTCATAGTGCTCGGCGCAATAGTTCTGGCCATGTGCATCGTTGCCAGATTGAGGGCGACAAATGATAGGACGACTTCTGAGACCACGGCCGGCAGCGTGGACCCTGAGAAATCCGCCTGAATGGCTGATCGATGCTTTCGGCGCATCGCCCGTAACCGCCGGTGTTTCGGTATCGCCTAATTCCGCACTCGCCTTCACGGCCGTATATGCGGCCGTCAGGGTGTTAGCTGAATCGGTAGCGTCGCTTCCGCTGAAGGTTTATCGTTCAGTGCCTAGCGGCAAAGAGGTATTCACGGATCATCCGGCCTACGCCGTGCTGCACGATGCGCCTAACGAATTGATGACTTCCTTTCAGTTCCGCGAAGTGTTGCAGTCGCATTTATGTACCTGGGGAAACGCCTACTCCGAGATCGTTTGGGGACGCGAGTCGTCGCCGGCGGCCCTGTGGCCGCTGCGACCGGATCGCGTAGTGCCGCGGATTGACGAACGCCGCAACCTCGAATACGAGATTACGGACGATAAGGGTATGCGCACGGTGCTCCAGGCCCGGGATATTCTGCACATCAAAGGGTTAGGCTTCGACGGCATTGTCGGATATTCGCCGATCCGCATGATGCGGGAAGCGATCGGCATCGGGCTGGCCGCCGAAAAGTATGGCGCCGCGTTCTATGGCAACTCGGCAGTACCGTCGTCCGCATTTATTCACCCCGGTAAACTGTCGGATAAGGCCGTAGATAACTTGCGCACATCTTGGGAGGCTATGCACCGCGGTCCGACGAACGCACACAGACTGGCTATCCTGCGTGAAGGTCTTGACATCAAAACCATCGGAATGCCGCACGATGATGCGCAATTCCTGGAGACTCGGAAGTTCCAGATCAACGAGATAGCCCGCGGCTACCGGCTGCCGCCGCACATGATCGGAGATTTGGAGCGAGCCACGTTCACGAACATAGAGCAGCAGGCGTTGGAGTTCGTGATTCACAGCCTGCGCCCATGGCTGGTGCGTTGGGAGCAGGAAATCAATATGAAGCTGCTCAGATGGACGCCGGGTATTTTCTGCGAGTTCAACGTTGATGGTTTACTTCGCGGCGAAACGCTACAACGGTACCAGGCGCATAAGACCGCGATTGATGCTGGGTGGAAGTTAAAAAATGAGGTCCGCGTACAGGAAAACATGAACACAATCGACGGGCTGGACGATGAGCCGCTGAAGGTCCAAGTCGTGATGGATGACGACAAAGAAGAAGAAACGGAACCCGAAACAGATGTCGTTGCGCTGGCACGTACGGTGGTTAAGCAGGAGTGCGAGCGACTGCACCGTAAAGAAGGGAAGGCGTTGACAACGGCGTCCAGGAAATACCTCGACAAGGGAAACGCCGAGAAGTTTGTTGAATGGATGGAACCGTTCTATCTCGGTTTCCGGGACGAATCAATAGAGGCGTTGTGTGCTTCGTTCGGCGTACTGGCGTGCCTGACGAATACTCCGATCAACGTGGCGGCGATTGTCGACCGCAATATCAATAGACACGCGGCGGACATTCGCGCCGGTATTGCGGAGCACGGATGTGCCTGGGTGTCCGACTGTATCGGCAAATTGATCGATGGGCCGATGGTTGTCACAGCCTAAAAAAGAAGGTGAACTATGCCATACAAGAAAATCCTGAGTGTCGTATTCGGTGAAGTCTGGGCGATTCGGCCTTGCAAACTGGATGCCCTGGCTAATCTCGTTGTGCTCGTCGCCGGCGGCGGGAAGCGATCTGAGGAAGAGTTGGCCGAGATCGCGGCTGCTCGTCACGGGCGCTCCGCCGCCGTGAAGGGCTCGGTGGCCGTGCTCCCTGTCCACGGCTTCCTGGCGCAGCACGCCGGGATGATCCAGGAATCTAGCGGCGGCACATCGACAGACGAATTGGGCCGGGCTTTCGATTCGCTGATGGCCGACAATTCCATCGGCGCAGTGGTCCTAGATGTGGACTCTCCTGGCGGCTCGGTGTATGGCATTGCGGAGGTGACCTCGAAGATCCGTGCTGCCCGCGGCACTAAGCCCATCATCGCCGTGGCCAATAGCGAGATGGCGTCGGCGGCGTACCACCTGGGAACCGCCGCCGATGAAGTGGTTGTTACGCCGTCGGGTGAGGTGGGCTCCGTCGGAGTAGTGGCCCTGCATCTAGACGAAAGCAAAGCGGCCGAAATGTCTGGCCTGTCGTACACGCTGCTGTCGGCCGGCGAACACAAGGCCGACGGAAACCCGTTCCAGCCGTTAACCGATTCATCCAGGGCGGAATTGCAAGGCCAGGTGGATCGCTACTACGAGATGTTCGTCGGCGACGTGGCCAAGAACCGGGGCATCACAGCAAAGGCTGTGAAATCAGACTACGGGCAGGGCCGGATGGTAGGTGCCCGCGAGGCCGTGCAATCCGGCATGGCCGATCGAATCGACACGCTCGAAAACGTGGTGGCCGGGCTCCTGTCTCGTCAGCCGAAGTCCGTCGGGGCCGGTAGAACGGCCTCCGACATGAGGCGGCGGCTCGCATTGAAAATCGCTTGACACGCAAACTCCGGAGTCTATAGTCCCAGCGACAATCGAATACGGCGTGCGGTGGGTGCCCCATGGGCTGGGCTCCGAGCAGCATCCGGCCTGCCGCGCGTAACGTGATACCGGCCTCGGCCAAGATCGAGACGCGGATTACCGTGAGTGGTTTCCAATCACTTGCTGTGTCCGCGTCTTTTTTTCGTGGCCGCAGCCGGAGCAAATCGAATGGACAAGTTGACGCAGCTCAGGGCGAGCTACGGCGAGAAACTTAAGGCCGCAAAAGATTTCAACGCAGCTCTTGAGGCGAATTGCAAAAAGGAAAATCGAGATCCCACCGACGAGGAACGGGCTAAGTTCGACGGCCTGTTAGCGGAGATCGATCAGCTGAAAGTTGACATGGAGGCCGCCGAGGCCGATCGGGTGCGGGCGGCTCGACTCGGCGTAGCGCAGGATTTCCAGAGGACTGCCCCTGCGCGGCTGACTACTCCGTCTCAGCCTACCGATACCCCGGACAGGGTGCCGACGATTCCCGCGCAAGCCAGGCGGCGGCGAGACACTCTCAAAGCGTTTGCGGCCGCCGATGACCCGGAACGGCAAACCTACGCATTCGGTTCGTTCGTTGCGGCGACGCTGGGCGGCAACATGCGGGCCGATCAATGGTGCCGAGACAACGGCATTTACGCTACGATGTCTAGCACGTCGAACGCTGCCGGAGGGTACGCCATCCCCGACGTTTTCATCCCTGACATGATTCGGCTCGTCGAGTTGCGCGGCGTGTTTCGCCAGTTCGCTGCCGTTAAGCCGATGGCATCGGATACGGCTATTTGGCCGCGGCGCACCGGTGGACAGACGGCCTACTTCACCGCCGAGGGCGCCAACCCAACCGAGAGCGACATCACGGGCGACAACGTGTCCCTCGTCGCTAAGGAGATCGCCGTGATGACGGTGGTGCCTCGCAACCTCATGGAGGATGCGATGATCGATCTCGGCGAATTGGTCGCAATCGAGAGCGCGCACGCCATGGCCACGCTGGAGGACACCGTTGGATTCAACGGTGCGGGCACGGCGGCCCACGGCGGGATCCACGGGGCGACCGTCAAGATCAACGACGGTAATCACGATGCCGGTATCTACGAGGCGCTTGCGGGGAATACGGCGTTCAGCACGCTGGACCTGGTTGATTTCGAGGGCCTTGTCGGTGCTCTGCCTATTTTCCCAGGCCAGAATCAGATGTGGTTCATTTCCAAGCCGGGGTTCTATGCGTCGATGGCGCGACTACTGGACGCCGCCGGCGGGAATACGAAGTCAGATCTCGCCGGTGGTACGGGGCTCCAATTCCTGGGGTATCCCGTAGTTTTGTCCAACACGTTGAATGCGACGCTGGGAGCGGATGCGAGCGCTATCAAGCTGTTGTTCGGCGATTTGGCGCAGGCGTGCATGATGGGCAATCGCCGGGCGTATTCCATCGCCTCTGACGGCGGCGGGAAATATTTCCAGGCGGGTACTATCGCGATCAAGGCGACTGCTCGATTCGA